CTTTAAGCAAACCCCATTTATCATACATATAAGATACAGGTCTTATATGATAAAATTTTTCACACATATATTGTGTCTCTTGTAACGGTACATCTTTATCAAGAGCGACAACAATCTCCACATTTAACCCAACTAAAATCCGAACTTGTTCATCACTTAACGTATGCCCTGATAAAGCCACCACTGTACTATCACATAAGCTATCACGTTTGAGTACCGATTTTTCGCTTTCAGCAACCACTACATATCCAGCCTTTTTAATACTTTCATAATTTTCATATAAGCCATACAGGTTTAAATGCTTTTGATAATGGGGAGTAATATAGTATTTTTTAATACCTAACAATTCCCAATCTTCAATAACAGTGCGTTGATTGATACCGACTAATCTACCTGTTAGCCAATCATGTATCGGAATAATTACACGATTTCTTCTATACGAATAAGCTAAACCAAATTTCTTAGCCGTTCTGTTAGTAATACCCTCTCTTAGCCAACCAATATAAAGTAACGGTACATAGTAATCCATAATGCTTTCTTGAAGATATTCTATCTCCTTAACATTAGCTTTGCAGCCCAAATGTTTCTCGAATATAGCCAAAGGATTACTATTCGCATTACTTGTTTTTGTTGATTTCGACGATTTTTCATATCTTAAAACTAGAATTTTATGTAGCCATTTTACCGCTTGAACAAAATCAAAGTCCATATTGTACTGAACTAAAGTAATGATGTCAGATTTATCATCAAAATCCTTTTCCCTAGTCCAATTTTTTACCCCCAAGTAGTCATTGTCATAAACATTAACAGCCGAAGCATTGTCACCATCTTTGTTAGAGCATGAATAATATTCTTTATATGGGTGGTACTTAATGTTTTTGCATCCGATTTGTTCTAGTATAAATTCCACTTTATCATTTTTGTGAATATACTTTTTCAATGATATTGTGTCCATACTTTTCACCGCCTAGAAGCTGTCTGGCATAATATTAGTAATGCCAACTTCTTTAATTATGTTTCTGGACTTATCGTGATTGACAACCAACTGATACGCATTAGCAGCACCCTCCTGATTCTTTACCACAAAAACAACTTGATAGGTTTTGTCTTTATCTAGCTTCACCTGTACTTTTGTCTTGCCATTTTTGCCTTCAAGCCTATATACCTTTAAAGCCCTCTTTTCATCAGTGTATTCATCTTCAAAGACATCACGTACCATAATGACGGTTGAAGCTACATCGACTATATTTTTTGCCATACCAACATTATTTTGCGTATAATATCGCATTACTGAACTGCCTTTCTCTAACTGAAAGGTAATCAGAATATGTAAGTTAAGAGCTTCTGTCTTTACAGTATCTTTGATATCAACCATTGATTGCTGCATTTCAAGCCATGCGTTGGCGCTAACCTTTCCTGCATCCATTTTGAATGTATCAAGGATAAAATACTTAACACCCATATGAGCATACTTCTTAATCTCTTTTATCGCTTTAGCCGTTTGATATTGTTGAAAAGGAATAACAGTAATCATATGATTTTGAGTGTTGTCTTTAAGCCATTGTGCTGCTTCGTACAATTTATCTTTTACTTCTTGACTGTACTTGCCATCTCTGACAGTGTGTTTCTGAATGTCAAATTTAAGAATGTTATTACAAATCCAAACCAACATTTCTCTTTGCCATTTAGTTAAGCTGTCCTCATTAACCATAATTACAACACGTTCTTTGTATTTAATAATTGAAGGAACAACCAACGACCTAGCAAGGGTACTCTTACCGATATTACTCAGACCACCCAGCAATGTGATGCTGCCTAGCCACTGTCCATTCGTTTCTTTGGTCAATGTTGGTAAGCTGTCATAAGGTAACCCCACCTGATACCCAGCATCTAAATCTTCTATCAATTCAAATATGCCATCGCTGATGTCATAACTCTTAACATCAGAGTCTATATTAACAAACGTATCATTAAGATAGACTTCAAGTTCATGATAGATTTCTTCTGCTGTCATATCAGTATATTCCGACAGCTTATCTTTTACAGGAAAACCTCTCTTAATAAGTTTAAGAACAGCATTCCATTTCCTCAGTTCTGCTAAGTAACCATCGAAATTTGATACACTTATATATCCTGTAGCTGCTTTAATAGTTTCATATCCATTGTATTCTTCATATTTTGCTTTGAGCTTATTGTGCTTTTCGAGAAACATTCCGATGGTAATTTCATCAAGAGTATTTTTCTTTTCAACTAAGATTAGCTCTCTAGCAATTTCAAAATACACACGCCATACATTGTCATGGAAATCTTCGAGTTGAAGATTTGTATTATATAATAATTCTGGTTCTTTATAAATTATTGAAACAACATTTGCTTCTGCACCAGTCTTATATTCCAAAACTTTCTTAGCGGTATCTATCTGTTCTTTTTCAAATGGTGTTAGCTTTTTATTTTTCTCAGCCACATTAGATACCTCCTGTCTTTGTTACCACATATCATCAAATTTATGTATATTAGTATTATTTTTAGATTGATAATTAGCTCTATCTTCATTCAAAATCTGAGCAAAATCAATTGTGTTACTTTTCTCAATGGCTTTTTCGGAAACTTTCATTCTGTTATAAACATCGTTTATTTTACTTTCGACTATAGTGCAAAAGTAGTTGAATTTATGTTGTTCCGATTTAAAACTTACGGTCTGTTTTGCTCTTTCAATTTCCAACTTACAAAATTTAAAAGTATTAAGAATAACTGTATAAGAATAATTCGCATTACTTTCGATTTTGTTGTTAGCCATATATTTATTTGTTGCCATTCCACGCAATCGAAGAAATATAAATTTAGACAAAGATTGGTTACTGTCGTATTCAAGAACAACA